GTACTTTTGTGGATATAGTCATTTCCAGACTGTTTATCAATAATTGAACCTCTGATTCTGTGTATTTTATTAACACTGTCGCTATTTTGTCCATATTAATTCCAATGCTTTTTTACTCTATCTATGAAAGTGAATAACAATAACATACCACACCATATTGCCACAATCCACAATATTGCTGCAATGGCGAATATCAGTATATTTGCTATCCAAGTTGCTATTGTAATCATAATGATTCTCTTTGCTGTACAAAATTCAATTCAAAGTTATGCTTTTCAATTTCCGCGTATTTCTTTTGAAACATATCGAGGTTTATGAAATGTTCCGATGTTAAAAAATAGTATTGCCAAAATGGATTTTTAGGGTGATCTACATGAATGAAATGCGCGATTGCCCTTTTTCCGGTATTCTTTTCAAATATGACCATCGCTACTTGTGCAGATAGCGGAATGATTTCTGATACTTCAAATGTTTCGTTGTTGAAATTCTGCGTCCGTTCGGTGTTTGAGTATTTCCGGGCGATGTCTGCCGCCTTATTCTTTAATTCAATGGCTACATCTTTTCGCATTAATCATCATCCCAATATTTATCATCTTTAGTCCTGTCGATAGAAATGCTAAACCATTTTTTATTTTTTTCATTATAGCACTCACATACAATCAATTCAACTTCATCGTTAATATTCCAGCCAGCTTCTTTCCATATTTCAGATGGTATATTTACCACTTTGTTTTCTGTACTTCTTAATATCACTTTCATTTTATCACTCCTTTTATATCGGGCTTTGATCACCGCGCATTATCTTCTTTTTCGGCGGATCAACAAATACTTCCTTGATTTTTTTAACTATTTTTTTCTGATGATCTATGGAAATCTGTTGAAAATCAGTATTAGCCTCTGCTTCTTTTAATAATTTCTTGTGGGATCGTATCGCATCATTGAATGATATTTTGTTATCGCTGACAGTTTCCTTCTCCAGCATACCTTTATAAAACTTGATACATTTCTTTTGAAATCCTATTGGCCCAAGGTTTGAATATTCCATACATAAGTGCATTATCTGACTAAAATCACTGCCTGATTCAATACTGACTTCTTCGTCCTTAATCTTATTGTGTGTCTTTAGTGTCATACCACATGACACTTCCTTAAAGTGTGCAATAGCATCAGCGATGGATGGCACATAATGCGGTTTGAGCTTCTGAATCCAGCCTTTCCAACCTGCTTCCAGAACATCGGGGCCAAAAGTACGCAAACCATTCACCCACTCAATGATCTGTCGTCTGTGCAGCGTGATCCGGCCTTTGTTTATGATTTTTAAATATTCAGCAAAATCTTTTATGTATTTTGTCTGTATATGCTTGGAATAATCCTTTTTTTCCTGATCTGTCATCTTGTAATAAGATTTATTATTGTCAGACCTCATAGTCAATCTCCATATCTTCAATGTTTTCAGCAGGGATACCATACAATGCTGTCCAGTTATCATATATCGATTGTATTGATTCATCCAGATTTCTGACCATATCAGCAAGGCCGTCTATGTAGCGTATCTTTAAATCACAGTCCGGTATGTTCTCAAGCAGGGATAACCAGCTTTTCATTACATTGGGATTAGATGGCGGCCTGTTGTACTTGGCCCACCTCGGTAAATAAATAACATTATGTTCAGCGTCAAATTCCAGCATCTCACGATCCTGTAATTCCTTGAACGCCTGATGAAACTTTTCCGGCTCCCAGCGCAGATGATCTAAACAAGCACCAGCACCCACGCTGTAAAATCCCGGTAACGGCGTTTTAATAGGCCCACACAGGAAGAACAGCCATAACAGCTGTCCATCCTGCGTTAGACTCTTGAAATCGGCAGAAACCCAAGTTCTAACAGATACTTCGTAATATCTCATTCTGTAATAATCTTCTTGAGTTTCTCGATTGTTCTTTCACCAGCTGCAAATGTGTGATTATCAACCTTTTCCGACAACCATAATTCCACATCATCCCTGACTCCGGCACATTTTTCATCATCCACCAGCTTGTCGATTTCATCACGCTGTTCCTTCGTCAGTTCCGTTGGTGTTTTATTACCATTTTTAGCATCTTCAACCTTTGCTTTAAGTGCTTTCATTTTTTTATTTGTTGCATTAACAACAATCGTTGCCGGTACTTGAGACTGCGCCATCTCATCATCAGTGTAGACACCGCTTAAATCATTAGGGAAAGCCTTGCGCAATGCCAATGCTTCAGCACATTTGCCAAGCATCAGGTACGGCATCTTTTTCCACATAAACGATTCATTTCCCTTTGGGCAGTAAGCATCCCATATCGCCGTAGCGGCAAAGGATACTCTTACACCACCAACAATCTTATAGACTGTGGCAGTTGCTGTAATCGGGTGTTCCATCTTCGCCTTCAGCATTTCATACATCGTCAGATCATTGTTAAATAGGTAATCATCATTACCGGCATAGTGGCCTGTTCTTTCAGCAATGGCCCTAAAGCCGTCAATCCCTGTTTGAATCGTTGCCTTACCACCCCTTTTAATGAAATGAATCTGTCTGCTTAATGGGTCAAGTCCAGTACGACTGCATTGGTACAGAAATAATTTCAGCTCATTATCTGTTGCGCCATTGGCAACAGTTTCTTTTATCGTGGCGATCTGTCCCGGTGTGAAATCTACATCTTGGATTACCACGCTTGTGTCTTTCGTCATCTTATCCTCCTATATTGATTTAATGCGAAAAGGTCTTGATACGCTTTTGTAAGCATATTTCTCATAAAGTTCAGGATTCTCCTTTTTTAAAGCAGAACTTTTGAATCGTGTGGATTCAACTGGCTTGTAATACAGGCGAAAACCGGTGCAATCAACCAACACCCGATCACCCAGCGTGGCCTTGATCTCCTGTTTCTTTCCTTCCACCAGGTCGGTAGCTTCTTCCTGCAATATTCTCAATGATGCAAAGTCATTCATAAGTTCATCAAGCGAAGTATCGAATGGTATGTCTTCAGAATTTCCCTGTGCGAGTTCCATTAGTTTTTCGCCCTGACAAGTATTGCGAAATTCACAATTGCTACAGCGTTTGTCCTTTGCCTCTAATCTCTCTGGAGCAGGGCCATTCTCAACCATCCGCCAAAAATTCGTTCCGGCATCAACAATCGATTCCTGTAATTCTGCATCTCTTTCAACATCAAAGTGAACAAACTCCCAATTATCCGCCCACAGCACAGCATAACTGCCCCAACTTCGATTGGTAGTTAATAGGTAGTGCTGCATCTGCCATATCCAACTGGTCGGTATCCCCTCATCCCTGATCTTATAATACATTGGCCGGCCAACTGACTTACATTCCAGTATCCCGGTTTTGCGATCGTCAAAGGCGACAATCTCAGCGTCAAGGTGTGCCATTGCCCAATGATGGGCGTTATTGGTTATCATACGATTTACCCGGCGAATTTTCCTGCCAGTGCGCAAAACATATTCATCCCTGATCAGTTGCTCAAGCTTGTTGCCCCTTTTCATAATATTGGAGGCAATAACCGGATAGTCAGGTTGTTGGCTCGTCTTTTCATACCATAACTTTCGCGAACATCCGTATGGTTTCTCATAAAATAAATGGTGAATGTCCGATCCACCAAGCCCTGTAAGGCGTTCTTTTAGGAATTGCTCTCTGTCCATTGGTTACTCCCTGTGTTTGTCCGTTAAATTCCCAAGCGCAATATAAATAATGTCAGGTGTGAGTCGCGGAACATTGCCCTCAACACACCGGGCAACCATTCTTCTGATGTCCCTTGATAACATATCCCCAATCACTTTAATAGCATCATCACTTACCTGAACATTGCGCTCATTAAACAGTTTTCGTACTTGTGAAGCCTTTATTATCATTTCTTAGTCCTCTTGTTTCGGCTAAAAAGTACGCCAAAATACGCTTTTCTCCTAATATATTATGAGAAATTCCTATACTTCAACAGACCTGCGGAACCATCCAAAGTAATATTTCCACAATGAAGGTCTTTTTTTGCAGAGTTCTACATAATAGACAACACGATATGCGGTAAGTCTTTCTGGTTCAAGCTTTGTGTCTTTAACGGCCTTTAATGTAGCTGGGCCAAGCTTCCCATCTTCTTCAATCCCTGCGCCTTTAGCGTTTGCCGCCTTTTGGACTATCTTAACGGCTTTTGAATAACCCATATTCACAACCATATCCAGATATATCTCCTGCAATTCCGGGGGGAATGAATTTGCCTTTGAAGGCTTATAATATTGTTC